CCCGACCGATCTACTAATATCTCCCATCGCTGTCCCTAGAAGGCTTTGAGTCCCATAGTTAGGAGTACGGCTAAGAAAGTCACGGAACTGACTAGCTTCATCTATATCTGGGTTGCCACCGCCAATACGTTGTGCGGCTCCAAATAGTTGTTGGGCCGTCTGCCCTTGTCCTCTGGCGTAGTTAGAAACTAATGGATTGACTCCTCGTCCCGCACCCTGATCCTGAAGGTACTGAGCGAATACAGCACCAAGACTTTGTTCTTCCAGTGAAGGAAGTCCCATTCCAAATAGTTCTGACTGACCAGGCTGACCTAGCGGTGCTCGAACAGTTATTCCTGTTCCAACACCGAACGGCCCTGTACCAGTTCCCGTCGCAGGAGCAGTAGGCGTTACAAACGGAACCCCCGTATTAGGATCAATTTCGCCGCCACCACCAGCCGCAGCAGAAGGAAGTGCAGCTACAGGAGGAGGAGTGGCAGGAAACTGTTCGCGAAAACGTGCTGCTGCTGCTGCCGAACTTGTATCGAAAGGCATGTTGTACGGACTAATGTAACGATCATCGGGTGCAGCCATACGAGGGACAGTCGTAAATGGAAGACCCGTAGTCGGGTCTATCTCATCGGTTATTGCACCTCTACCTGCTAAAGCAGCAGAAGGAGCAGAAGGAACTACCGGAATAGTTCTATCAACCGTCGGTGGACGAGGAACCGTTGTAAAAGGAAGACCTGTAGCCGGGTCGATCTCGTCACCTATCGTCCCGCGTGAAGGTCTACGAGGAAGATTCGCTAATAGTTGTTGTCCTTGAGCAACATCCCGCGCTTCTTCTTCATTAAAAACTGTATTTGTTCTAGTAGGCGGAGAGCCTCCTGCTCGGGCTGCAAGTTCTAATGTTCGATCTTGTGGTGTTGGCGGTACTCCAGGACGCTGGCCTTCTCCAAAAACACCTCCCATTTGAACTGCGTTATAAGCGTCAGCAATTCCGCCACCAATGCCGCGACCAATACCCCCCCACAGTCCGCCTATAGACTCACTTGGGGTAGGAGAAACAGGGAGACCTGAAGCCTGTTGTTGATAGGCTTGATCTAATGTGATTTCGTCTCTACGGCCCGTGGCCCGAGGGAAAAATAAAGAGTCTCCTCTTAAATCAGCTAACTGATTTGAGTCAATACGCGATGCTGGACGCGGTATTGGATTAACGTAAGCCCCAGGATATTTGTTCTGAAGTGCTTCCCTGGAAACAGCATTTATGTTTAATGTTTTGCCGTCTACGGTGATTTGAAATATTGGCATTAGGTTCTCCTACCCGAGTTCCAGTCCCGGTATACCTTGTGCGTTCGGTCGCAATACGCCTGCGTTTGCTGTTGGATCATTCGCTCCAGGCGAAGGCCCGAGTGGAGTTCCTGCGAGTGGCATTTGTTCTGGAGTCATGCCGTTTGTTGGAGACGGAGGGCTACCCTGTGGGCCTCCCATACCGCCTGCCGGTGCTCCCATTCCCTGTGCTGCGCCCTGAACAGGATTCTGACCCATCATCTGCATGAACGCAAACTGACGTGCCTGATCTTCCATGAATTGCTGGGCTTTAAGTCGCTGAACCTGTTCGGCCAGGTTCTGAACAACAATCATATTCCCTGCTTCAAGCGCAGACTGAAGTTGTCCCATAAGCAGGTTCTCTGGAGTCGCAGCAGTCGCCAACTGTAAATCTACACGGCGTTCTTCAAGTTGGGCATCTTTGAGTTTAAGAATGTCTTCCTTGATGAACGTGTCCGAGACAACCGGCCTGCCTTCAGCATTAGGTCGTCTTGCAAACTCAGCCATCATCCACTGAGCCTGATCGTCTTGCGGAAGACTGGGAACAAGTTCGACCGTAAGTGGGCCGTGTCCCTGAATCTCTTGAGGCGTGATTTCGCGTGAGAACCCTACGTTGTCGAGCAACTTGCCTGTGACTCGCAACGTCTCGTACTGGCCTGTCTCGTACTGAGCCATCAACGCTTTTACGGCTCCCTGCATACAAGCCTCAACTGCACGAGCAAAGGGTCTTGCCCGGTCTCCGAGAACCGAATTGAGGATCGTAAGTGCGCGCCCAGACTGCGAGCCAGACGCTACGCCACTAGCAGAGGGTGGTGTGCCTCCGCTAATAAGATCGGAATTTATGAAACTAAGGTTTGTAATTGCACCGTTCTGGATCGCAGGGAGGTCGAGAAGACTTACATCCTCTCCTAATGAACTGTTAAGTGTTATCTGTCCTGCTTTATCAGGCTCTTCTTCCAGCGTGAACTCGCCACCCGCCGAAGTCGTCTTGTATATACCGGAGTTTTGCTTCGCCAGATTAGACGTAAGGATCGACTTGACCCGGTTATCTGACTCGTAGATCGCCCGGTTCGGGGCGAAAACAGACTCGCCAAAGCCCTCAAGCCCCTGAATCTTACGAGTCTCGTTGACACCCATCGTCAAACTGAACGAAGCAGTTCCTGGGTTCGACCCGATTCCTCGAATAGTGATGGGGTCTTCTACAGAAAAGGTGTTCGCAGGCTTCTTTGCGTACTTATGTTCGCTCTGGATGATGACCGAGTTCATCCATCGACCCTTTTCCTTGCGGTAGTAATCGACGACTTTTTCCTGCATGTCGTCGTTATTCGCATCTTCAGAGGTCTCGTCGAACTCGAAGTCGTATTCGTCCTCTATAGCAAGGCGATTTCGCATCGTGATAATCGCAGCCCAGATCAGACCTTCCGAACCCATCTGAAAGACAAGCTGACGTGGATCAATCGGAGTCAGGTTTACTTTTGTAGACCCGTCCTCACGTTTCGTCAGGAGGTTACGGCAGGCTACCCAGCCGCCTTCTACGATTGCAAAGTGAGATAGCGTTGGCTGGAAAGGCGTAGTGCCGACCTTGACTAAGTTCTCGTCTCCTAGACGAAGCATCCCAATCGCAACACGTTCGGCATCCTGATCTACTTTGTTGGCCTGACCCTCTTCGACTTCGGACTCGATCTTAACAATCGTAGGAGCGTAGCCGACAATCGAGATAACTTTGTCTGCCTGAGTCCGTGGTTCGTTTGACGTATAGGCGTCTTCGGGAGAGATACCGTCGCCAGCTACCGGCTCGAACGGTACGAGGGCATATCGTTCCATGTCCGCATCCATGCGGTCCCAGAGAGGTTGAAGTGCTTTCTCGCGCAGTTCAATGCGTTCGAGGATTTTCTGAATACCGTCACGTTCGGCATCACGACTTATTCGTCGCCGTGGCTCGCGCGGGCTTCCGTCATCTGCTAGACGTGCATTTTCAAGACGCGCTTCAACAGTAGTCACTTAATACCTCGTCAACGCTGCTCGCCTACGGCTGCGTATGTTCCGAACATGCGGTCGTTTTGGCCCTTGATTCGCTGTTGCGTAGCCAACCTGGTTGATCCAGAGATATGTGAGAGCTTTGATTCCGTCACAAAAATCATCTTTTGGGACTTTTCCTATCACATCACCCATGCGGTTCTTATTCCATGAGTATATGTGAGGCCGATTATCTACAGGACTCAGGCAATGTCCAAGTTCTGACAGAATACCAGTACACCGTGGGTGGAACAAAACCTTCGGCTCACGAAACTCCGGGTCGTACTGAAGCATCGTGTTAAAGCGGTCAATACCCGGTTGGATATTAACCCTTTCGTGCATAAGTGTAAGCCCTGTTTTCTTTTGCCACACCTCTGTGTTGGATTCTTGTGCTCCTGCGTGGTATGACCCGGCTATGTCGATGACCCCGATTTTCTTGGGATTTTTCCACCAGTATTGATCCATAGCCTTCTGGCATATTTCGTCTACCGTCATGTGATGTTCGTAAATCTGGTCGATAACGTGCCATTGCTGGAATGATCGACCGTCAGCACGCTGAATGTTCTTTTTCTGCGCCACAACAATCGCGTAATTAGACGATGCGCCCGAATATCCGGGGTCCATTCCCAGATAAATAGGCAATGCAGGGTCGTATTCGACCTCTTTGACGTGAACTGTAGAGTCGAACCTGTCGTGGACACGACCGCTCGGAGGACTCGGAACGGCAAGATACCGCTCCATAAACAATGCTTCGGGCAGTTCCCGCTCTAATTGCTTGAGTTGTGCGTTTTCCGCACCTCCAGGCCACGCAAACGGGTTGTCCTGGGATCGGAATGAATAGACGGCAGCCTTGTCTAACGTAGCCTCTGTCTCTGATTTCCACTTCGTATACTGGGTCGGATACCAGCCCAGAGACCCTTCCAAAGTTCCCGACATGATGAGTTGTCCGAACTTTCCGTTGGACTGGCCTCGTATCTGACCGAGACGACCTTGCGCCCTGAGATAGAAGTCGTGGGAAAGTAGCGCAGCTTCGCAGGCGAGTATCCAAACCGGCCCTTCCGCGCGCATCGCGTTCATAGGGTCTCCGACAGACTTCGTTTCTATCTTGAAAGTCTTGCCATTTGGAGTGGGAATCTCGATTGTTCCGGGGTCGATGCGGGAAGTTTGCTTGAATCCGCCCTCTTTTCCCCTTGTCTGGGCGATTTCGGGCATCTGCATAAGCCATTCGCCTATGCAATCGCGCATTTCGGTTGATGTCAGGTTGTAGTTATCCGCAACAACCCACGCAACATTCCCGCCTGCGTCTAAAGGATAGGTCGCAATAAATTCCAACGCGAGAAGATATGCCTTCATCGCTGTTGTAGTGGTCTTTGCGCCCCGGTCTCCGCCGCAAACCAGGTACGTTTCCGCCGTATCGTTGAAGATGAACTCTTCGTGAACGGCAGACGGGGCAACCCACCCTTGACCTGGATGGCCGATAGGGTCGGAATCGTCAAGCTGCGACCAGAGCGCGCGTATGACAGGTTCAGATAGCACAATCGGAAGTGTAACAAAATGACCTGCCCCGGAGATGCACGTACCTTATTTGGGAGAAGGTACTCGGGGCAGGCCACAAGAAGGAGTGCGGGGAGGGATGCCGCACAAAAGGAGTCTAGCAGAAAAGA